CATTGGGTAGCCTCTTTCATTGAGAATGGTTTTAGAATTAATGAAGATCGGAAAAGTAAAGTGGACTTGACCAATGATACGATCAATATACAAGTGAAGAAAAGTAAAGTTGGACAGTTTCAGCAGGTTTCGAGAGGTACTGTTGATAATCTAGTTAAAGCAATACCTGGTCTCGAGGCTATATCCGCTTTACTAAAGGAGCGTTGTGAACAGAAGAAATATTTTAGCCCGTTGATACTTGAAACACTCAACGCATCAAAACGAATTATATTGGAACACACCCTTCTTGGATATGGTGAATTGAAACCTGATCTATTATGTGTCACTGAATGGGATAAGAAGGATTCAAAGCGAACGAAGATTATGTTTGTAGCTATAAAAGATGTGATAGATTCACTGATGCGATATGATTTCTCTATCAGGGAATCGATGACTGTTGTGCAACTTGGTCCATCCTTCACGTTTCAACGAAAAGGTGGCGACGGTGGTCGAAAAAGTGCTAATGATATTCAATTTAAAATTGTACCATCTCTATTGGATGTTAAATATCCTGTAGTAATTCATCTAGAACATTGACGACGATGCTATTACCGACATAAAATAACATGTTATCTTTGAGTCCATAGAGATACTGTGGACTAAAACCCGACATTTGGAGTGCCTCTTTGATGGTAAGTTTTCTAATCTTCCCATCAATCTCGTACAGTCCTGTTTTCGATCCCGGACCACCCGATGATGCACATATGGTTGGTCCATAGTCATCAATCGAATATACTCGTTCACCTTGACGTCCACCCTTCCCGGTTTTCTTATTTATGAGTGTATATTTCATCCGTCCCTTGGCGGGTTGGAGAATATATTTTCCTTCGTAGTCGAAGAAGGTTGTCACTGTATGATCGATGATAGTTGACACTGGCGTGATTGGTTTGTTGACCGATCTGAATGTATACTTGGTATCCTTATCGCATATGATGTATATACGTTGTCTCGATTGTGGAGATCCATAATTTTTAGAATCTAAAACTTTGTAAGATACTTTATATCCTCGATCTTCCAACGATGAAATAATAATTTTGAATGTTTCCCCATTATGAATGGTGTGTAAATTTTTTACATTTTCTAAAATAATCTTTTGTGGTGATTTAACATCGATGATATCTAATATTTTATAAAAAAGATTTCCCTTTAGTTTATCTTGGAATCCTTCCTTTTTCCCGGCGATACTAAAAGGTTGGCAGGGAAACCCGGCACAAAAGATATCGAAATCTGGCATGGATTCTATATCGATCGCGTTTATATCACCATGTGGTTCAATCCCATGGTTTTTATGGTAAATCTTACGCACCTTTTCATCGATGTCACATGCAAATACACATTGATAGTCGTCACCTAACTTGTCGAATGCGGTATGGAATGCACCCAGACCACAAAAAAAGTCTGCATATCTTTTACCGGTCATGTTCTTTTTACTATGGTATCCTTAAAGTATATTAAAGTTGGGACACAACTATACAGTAAGAATGAGTCTGAACTACTACAAATGCGAGACTGAAAAAGTTTGCAAATTGAAGGGTTGGGATAAAGTTAATGTAGACACCGTGTGGTTACTTCTCACAGAAGAATTTGGTGAACTCGCGTCTGCGATCCGACAGTATAAAAAGAAATATAAGAAGATGAATTTGAAAAAAGAGCGTGGGACCGACGTCATGATGGAGATGGGTGATGTGTTCAGTTACCTATTCCAGCTGGCACATATGTTGAATGTCGATTTGGATAAGATGTGGATAGAGCATAAACAAAAAGTCAAGACAAAAAATTATAATGTAGCATAATATCAAGATGAGTGTTCAGATGCTCGATGACGACGCGTCTATAAATCGTATCAACCCGTTTGTTCATTCAGGCCCAGGGGCTGTACGTCGCGTTGAAAAGTTTTCTACGTTCAAATACCCCGAGGAAAAAGATGCCCAGTTCGAGATGGAAGAAGAGGGTCCCATGTACTCGGGTGGTATGTTGATAGGTGCCCCACAACAACCTACTTTGTGTCCGATGTCTAGACCCTTATATCCCCAGAGGAATATAGACATAGGATTTACAAATTATAAAGTTAATAAGATTTTGGTGGAAAAGGTTCGCGGGAAGAGGGTGTTTCCTAGATGGATGCTCATTGTGGCAATCCTTACAGTTCTAGCTCTATTAATTTCAAGACGCTGAAGAACCGTTCAAGACGGTTGATATTCGTACAACGTTCGATTACATCGGGTAAGATATCTTTGCAGAAGGTTCCAACAAACTCCATCTGCCAAGAGCATCTTTTGTTAACATAGGGTGGAGTGAAGGTGGGGTCCAAGATTTTTACACTGTTCATGATACGAATCTGTGTACTAACAGTATTGAATGTGTATTCCATGATATTTTCTAACATGATGGAAGCCATCTTCTGACGAGTTTCTGTCGTCTTTTCAATCATAGTATCGATAAATTTCTCGTAGCGAACACCTCGTGTCTTGGAAATGATTTGTGTCCATTCACCAATTGGTTTGGCATCAAGGTAATCGATAAAGGTTTTGTATCCTTCGTCACTGATATATTTCGAGTATAGAATTTCAATGTAGGAACGATCTTCTTCGACATCATATATGACGTGAGCAGATTTAAGGATAGAAGTCATAAAATAAAAAGCATTGATTTCTTTAACCTAAGTAAACAATCTTTAAAGTCATTGTTATACATCAAATGTACAACGCAGTTGCAAATAATACGTTCTCGTATCTCCTGACTCTGGATGAGTTCAGGGATACATTTCCAGAGGACAAGATGCCTTCTTGGGTAAAGATCACGACCATCACAATGATTTCTGGCTTTAGCGAAGAAGTAAAGATTGACATCGAGAAAGTAAAGTCTTTATTTGCCGAGCCGGATGAAAAGATGCGAGCGTTCCAATCTAAATTACCTTTTGAATGGAATCTCAAGACGTCCACGACATTTTACAATCAAGTAACCTTGACCTATATGGATACCTACAGCACCAAGTCTATGAAGATTTTCCCCAATGGGAGTATTCAAGTCGCTGGTTGCTCAGACCTATTCGACTGTCAACGTGTGATAACTAATTTGAATATCCTCTTCAAAGATGTTTTATGTATTGAACAAAGTTTATCGCCCGATACGTTCAGGGTTGTGATGATCAATTCAAACTTCAGTCTCAACCATAACCTCAACCTCCACCTCACAGCCCAACACTTTGAAAAGTGTGATGACCTCTTCGAAGTTTCTTTTGAACCTGATAGATATTCAGCTGTAAAGATAAAGTTCAAACCTGCCGAAGATATGAAGCGTATCACGACGAGTATATTCAGTACAGGGAAGATCATCATCACTGGTGCAGAGACACTCAAAGAAATTGCATTTGCTTACAACATCATCAATCATCATATTAACGAATGTGAAAACATCAGGGTATCTCCCACTCAGACCATCGATGTATTCGACACTTTCATGGGATACAAATGTCAGGATTTGATTAAGGAACTAAGAAAGAAAGAATTTAATTCATGGACAAAGACTATTGTCAACAACAGAATTAATTTCTAAATTTATACTAAATGTCTCAACGACTTGGTATGGCCGATGGGAGATGTTTCACCATCAACACATCTTCGCGACTCTTGAACAATTACATAATGACCAACAATCAAATCGACTATGTCGATAACTATAAATACCGTCAACTTCTCCAGAGTAAGGGTCCCGAACTCATCAACATCGTGACCAACGAACAAACCGTCTCCAATGATGGTCAGTGCCAGAGATGTGACAAGCCTCTTCTTAAGGTTGCGGGTATATATTAAAAAAAGTATAGTTGTGTACACCAGGGAAATGTGTACGTGTTCGATATGTCTCAACCCAGTTAAGGGGACTCGAACCAATCCTCCACTTCGTTGTGGACACGTATTTCATTCAAAATGTATAGAGCAATGGAAAGAACAAGGCAAGAATACATGTCCAGAATGTCGAAAGGTGTTTGATGTATCCAACTTCAAGGTTACATTGACGGTTGAAAATAACTATAATACGACATCAAATGTCCTATCGATGAATGACGATATGATATTTAATGTGATGGATATATTTGATATATCATTTGATATAGAAGACGTCGTTGATCTAGACGCTCTTCTTTCGGATATTGGCTCTAGTCTTTCCGACATCGATCCCCTTGTTCTTCACACAGAATGAACTACAATAGGTATTGTAATTTAAACCGCCGTAATTTCTACTGGCCTTCCTTGGATCCTTAATCACTTTACTCTTCGCATCAGTCAGTAGTGGGCCTGTCGCCCAACCACGCTTATGACTGAATACGTTCACCTTTAGTTTCATCATCTTACCCACAACGACCGTTGGTATTTTACGCGTCGACACCTTAAAAAATGTAGCAATACTCGTCTTTGTGTCACCCTCTTTTGGTTTATATTCCACCAGGCCATGTTGTTTATAAAAGTGAAAATCACCGTTATTGAATGGGGTCATTTTATTTTTACCAGTGACAAACATCATAACTTTGTAGTATCCAGTCTTACACCGTGTATTCCCCTTGACGATATACACCTTCTTGGGGTTGTCAGATACGACACGTTTTGGTAAGTTTTTACAGTTCGTATAGGAGTGATACCATTTAGATCGACCACTTCTATCTCCAGGAACACTCTTCTGCTGACGATATTTCTCATAATCACCCACAGCATAAGCGTAACAGTTGTTATTACCTATACCTATAGACGTCCCCCAATACTTGTTGGTAAACGTAGGTTCAGAGCCACTCAATGGTGGTTGACGACGACTCATTTATATTATATTGACATATTATAAATGATTCGAGAACTTGCAGTCACCGAAAAAACCGAAGACCGTGTAAAACTTGTCGTGATATATACCACTATCCTCCTCATCAGTACATTCCTTCTTCGTTTCCTCTGGAACGAGTCCCTTGTGAAACATATCACTGTACTGAAGCCCATCAAGACCATGCTTGACGCATTCCTTCTTTCGGTTGCTTTGATGATAATACGCGGTTGTTAAACTTCTTTGAAGCCAACATGCTTTTCACCATCAGGGGCAACAATCACGGGGTACGCGTCCATACCGTCGCAGTTACCCTTATCACAATCAACGAATGTGAAAGGTTTGTTAACCTTCTTCATATGTTCGAGTTGTTTTCGAGTCCATCCACAACCCATTGTCCCGAAAACAGTCCACCCCTTTTCACCAGGTGCAGCCTGAGTAGACGCCTTTCCGGTGTTCATAAAAATGTAAGCATTCGCGAGAATGAGAATGACGATCGCAATCATTGTTTACTTATTGCTGAGATTTGTTTTTAGTTACAACTGGACCACGTTTTTTCTTTGGTTGTACTTTACCTGCTTTCATAACAGCAATCGCACGAGCCATCGCATTCTTTTGGTCTACGGGTTTCGCGGGAGCTTTTGGTTTAGTGATGACAACTTTCTTTCTGGGTCTGGAAACAACCTTTTTGATGATGTTTTTAACTTTATTCTCACCTGTAAAAAAAGTACTACTCAGAACTTTTCCAAAACTCGGAAGATACTGTGTGTGCTGTGCGTTTAATCCCTGTTTGATACGATAAAATGTGACGTATGTATTTTCCATGTCGAGATATCCATTGGGGATAATGTATTTGATGAAATTGTGTACGAGTCGTTCGGTACCATTCGAAGGAGATCTTACGAGAGTGTACATGGTATTCAGAAAGAGATGGAGGTCATAAAGTGGGTGTGATTTCTTAGAAATTCCAACATGTTCGTACGATCCATCTTCTATCATGGGATTTGAGATTTTGGGAAAACTAGATAATCCAAAATCAATCATGATAGCCTCAACACCACCGTTTGATATTTGATATTTCTTACCTGGTAAATTTACGGCAATAGTATCTACGGGTACACGGCGAATCATTATGTTTCTACTATGAAGATCGTGATGTCTAAAACCAGGATACTTTTCCTTGATTCTATATAAATTAGATAAAACCTGCACCATCACTGATTTTATCGCTATGATATCCGGCTTCGTTGCCCACCACTCTTGTAATTCTTTACCACCTTTAATATACTCGAGATAGAGAATATCTAAACCTTCGCACTTCTTATACAAATACATGTCAGGTACTCCGTACCCTTTCAGTTTTTTCGCAACCTTATATTCAAAAGCAGCCATACCGAGATTATTCCGTTTGGTGTCAATCTCTTTATATGCGGTGTACCTACGACCATTATTGTTGATAGTCCCTCTATACACTTTACCATATTCTCCTTGTCCCAATATTTTACCCTTTCCAACTTTCAATCGTCCATTAGGCCAATGTGGAATTTTCAAGTAATCACCTGGTGAACAAGCCTTTTTACCTCTTAATTTCTTTTTGAGATTACTCTCGATGTCTGACATACTTAAACTATACCTAGATTTTTATACATTCAAGAGAAGAGTGTAATCTTCTTATCAATGTGTGCTTATAATAAGACAAGTTCATTTAATATCATACCTTGCTGACACATAACCAATACCTTAGCTAGATTTGTTTTGGGGGTGTAATCACCATATCCAACACTACTCATCGTCGTGAACGAAAAGTAGAATGGATCTAATACATTCGTAAACTCGAAATGCCCGGGTTCAAGTGATCCATATATAATCCCAAAGAGTGTGGCTATAATGAGAATGTTTTTCATCTATTGTAGGTTTATATTTTTTATTCGTCGATTTCAGGCTCTTCATCAATCTCAACATCAACTTCAGATCCTGGAAGTTCGAGGCCCTGGAAGGCGAAGGAAGGTAACTTCTCAGATTGTTCAAGAAGTACCTGTTGGAGACGGATC